TGCCCGGCAGCCTTTAAAAAGGATGCTAGCGTTAAACCGTACTTATTGATAAACGACACCGCAGACGAAGGTGAGTTAAAGCTTGCGACTAACTCTGTTAAAGGAACTGGACTTACGTCCACTCCCTTAAAGAAAGTTCGTTTAGCAAACTCTAACGCAGTCCCCGCGCCGGATAGAAGGCTTTTATGAAGCCCAATACCGACCCCGAGTACTCGCATTACTTCTAAATACTGTTTCGCTACTTTAGCATTGGCGATTACTATATCGTCACCTAAAACAGCGTACTCAGTAAACCATTTCTTAAATCCTACTGTATAAGCGCAAAATTGCACTATAAAGTGATGTGTTAAAGCTAGAGAAGCCCATGAGGACAATGCTCCCATAGGTTGGCCAACCGAGTATCTAATTCGGTACCGCTCTCCACCATCTTTATTCACGTGAGGTATTAAGATAGAATAATCTCTTTTAACAAGGAGATCTGCCCAGTTCTGGGCAAATTCATCATTAATCATACCTGCTATTATGGCCTTTTGAAGCCACAACGGCAATCTGTCAGTCGCTGACGACAGATCCAGTGAAAAAAAGACAGGAAGGGTCTCTCTTTAACAGAGATCGAACAGGGGCCAATTGGTCCTTTGTTCCATCTTGAGGAATCGCATCTAATATCTGATCAAAGATCACAGAATGGAGCGGTTTCATCAACCACTGAGTCCAACAATCAACCATTGCAAACACTCTAACTTTTCCGGCAGCCTCTTCTTTAAGAGACAGCTTTCCAAGTACAGGTTTGAATGGGCGTTTAACAGTAATAAGAGATGGAGTAAGATCTTCACCGAGGTCAAGATCAATATCTCTATCCTTATTAGCCATTAATTCTGTAACGTGCCCTTTCTTCAAAGGGAATTGATTACATCGGATGTATAGACTTCTCAAGACATTACCCTCAGGTAATAGATCTAAGAAATAGCGTACTGGTCCGCGAAGCTCTAGATTATTGTCTAGATGCACCGCAGCCTCATGAACCATCAAGGGATGAGTTGACACTACTGGTAAAACCAGCATTGCCTCCTGTTGTCCCAATCGGGTCAAGTCCTCAAATTTATGAGTAGCAGCCGTTAAAGGATTTGCCTTCATTATCGGAAAAGCTTGCGCTCTTCTGTAATTACGTGACAACTCTATTTGAAGCGATCTTGGATTCAAACCTATAATATCTTTTAACCAAAGATAGAAAGTTGGAATAAAAGTTACTAATTGACCTTTAAGTCTTTCGACATTATCGGCCGTTTTAGCTGGATCAACAATTGACTTTGTAATAGAAGTAACTGTATAATCCCCTTTAAACGTCACTAATCTATAAAGATTAAACAAGCTTAACCAGAATCTAATGATTCCGGCATCACCTGACCGTATCATATTTCTATGAATT